CTTGATATTGGGCTGGACTGTATTGCCCTAACTTTTGGGCTTGAAGCCCAGCAAGCCCAGCCATACCGGTGGCTTGACCAATTTGAGAAGCAGTCTGTTGCTGCTGAATCTGCTGCATCGCCTGTTGCTGGAGCGGGTTAAGCCCTGCGATGCGCTGCCCACCATAAGTCTGGTAGGGCTGGTTGTATGTAAGATTTTCTGCCGTGCCAAGAACCTTCTTGGCATACGGCATCAACTCAGGAGGTATCGTTACCTGAGTAACTGTTTGTTGAGTAGGTGCTGAACTACCACCACCGCCGCCGCCACACATAGTTAAACTCCTGTGGCGAACAAGCCGCCAATAAGTTTAAGCCCCATACGATTCATGATTTCAATCTTCTTGCCGGTGTCATCCATATTGAACACGCCGACAATTAAGGGCAGTTCCTGTTCCTTGGCAAAATTAGTAGCCGCATCCAACAACATCTTACCTACGCCGGTCTTACGATACTCAGGAAGTACGTAGAACCATCCGTCAGCAAGATACTCTTCGTCCGAGTACCATGGAGAAGTACGGTGAATGCCGATAGTGCCAAGAACTTTACCGGCATCGTCTTCTACTACCCAAGCACCGCACTCAATGTTCTTGATGCCCCAGAGCAGACCTTTCTCTGCGTTATGGTTTGAGGCACTCAGTTTGCCCATGCTGTGCTCGTTGGCGAAGTCACGAGTAATGACCAGAAAAATCCGGTCAATGTCTCGTTCGTTGACTTCTAGTTTGGTTACTTTCATGAGGGTAGGTACTTCTTCGGGTTAATTTGCGGGGCTTGCCGGGTCTTTCCGGTACGCGCCTTGCGGATGTTAGCCATCATCTTGTAGAGCCTATCAGCACCGGCTTCGCTTGAGCCATTACCGATATGGGAAACCACATCGGCGGGGATGACAAACTCGCCATCAGCCAACCGGGCTTCCTGCTCACCATTGATGTTCGCCTTGATGTCATCCGACATGCCATCGCCGGGGCCACGCAAGAACTTACCGCCAGCGGCGTATTGAATCGGGCCACCTGCGGCAAAGCCGCCCATGCTACCGAAATCCATACCACCAAAGTCCATGCCGCCGCCACCGCCGCCACCGAAACCGCCCATATCAAACGACGGAGCAGGCTGCTGGGCAGGCTGTTGCATAGCACCATAGTCCATACCGCCGCCAAACCCGCCCATGTCAAATGAAGGGGCAGGCTGTTGGGCCATCATTGAGCCATAGTCAAAGGCAGGTTGTTGCGGCATTTCTGGAGCCTGCGCCATTTGTGACGGCATACCGCTCAACGCGCCAAGACCGGCGAGACCGCTGAAATCCATCCCGCCCATGTCAAACGCAGGTTGTTGCGGGGCAGGCTGGGGTTGAGCCGCAGGTTGTGGGGTCGGCTCTTGCATTGGGGCCATAGGGCCAGAAAAGAACTGTGCAAACCGGCCCGGATCGTACTGACCCGTTTCATCAGAAATTTGCGCGTCTTGCGGAGTGGCTTGCTCTGGCTGCATAGGCGCTATCGGGCCGCTAGAAAATTCAGGAGGAGGCGTGTATTCCCTGCCGCCACCCGTCATATCAAAACTGGGCGAACCCCCGCGATAAGCAACTTCACCCATGCCCATATCAGCGGGCGGGGAATAGTTATCGGCAAACGGATTCGGGTTTGCCTCCTGCCCACCGCCGAACGCAGACATATCAGGCATGTAACTGCCTGCGCCGCCCATACCCGATAAATTAAGATTTTGTAAGCCGGACAAATCCAAGTTGCTAAAGTCCATGCCACTAAAATCAGGCGTTCCGGCACCGCCCTGATTAGTATCGCCACGGTACATTCCAGTGGTTTCGTCGAAGTCTTTTGAGCCTCCGGCGTACATCATCCCGCCGTCGCCGCCCATGTCTCCACCGAATTGATTGTCAGTCGGGCCGGTAAATTGGTCACCGCCAAATTGATTCTGACCTCCCGGCATACCACCGGAACCCGCACCAGCACCAGCACCGCGCCCAACACCGTTCCCTGCGCCAGCGTTTCTAAAATAGTCTTGGATCGCAGAGAAATCTATGTTGCCAAACCCTGCGAACGGGTTACCTGTAGGCATTCCACCAGCAAACGGGTTCTGCGGCCCGGCCGAAACAAAACGCCCTTGATTGGCATCCCACTTCATACTCCCGCTACCGCTATACAAATCTTCGATATCACCAAAATCCCCGCCACCACGGGGAGTACCACCACGAGGGCCACCGGGTCTCCCGCCACCGGGCTGTCCGACCCCACCACCCGACTGACCACCGGGTTGTCCTCCACCGGGCTGACCGCCGCCCGGTTGTCCTCCACCGGATTGCTGCGGAGCGGCAATTGGAGAAGCCACGAACTGATTAAGGTTCTGCAAATAAGAAGCAAAAGAGTCTGCACTTTGAGGAGCAGATTGATACTGCGGCATCGTGGACGGAGCAGCGATACCCTGCTGCGCTAACCGTGCTTGTTCAGAGGCTCTAACTGCTTCGTCTTTACCGGCAATAAACGGGCGATTCCCAGTAAAAGTCTCTGGGTTCTGTTGGAAAAACTCTGCCGGATATCCTGCATCAATAAATCGCTGTTGCTCTGCCGGGTTCTGCTGCATGTACTGCATCCAGCCAGCCTTGGCTGAGTTGGGTCGAGCCAACTCTGGGTCTATCGGCATCTCTTCGTAACTTCGTCGGCCCACTGCCGCTCCACCAGCGGCAAACCGCTCCTCGCCAGTGTACGGGTCAATATCCATCTCATACCCGCCAACACTTTCTGACGGTCTAGCCAACGGATAGTTACCGTTTGGGGCCGGGATTACGCCGCCCCCTGCCATGCCCGGCGGGGGAAAGCCGGGATAGCCTTTACGCCACTGACCGCCAAGGAAGCGGCCTTGCTCGGGGCTGTACCCCATAGACTCGTAATAGGAGTCGTCAATCTGATAGCCACCGCCTTCCGGCATTTCCATGTCGGGGCTAAGTGCGTTAGCGGCAGTCATAGTAAGACCCGCTTTAGCAGGCATACCAAGCGCACCGAACGCAGACCCGGCTGCGCCCATGCCGCCAATACCGCCAAGGCCAGCGCCACCGGTCTTAAAGATTTCCCCAGCACCAGCGCCGATGTTTTTAAAACTTGCCACGCCTTCGGGCAAGCGACCAAACATGCTGGTCTTTATCTTGTCTCGAACTGCTTCCTGGGCGGCTTCTTTCATAGCCGCTTGTTTGGCGGCTTCTTTAGCCGCTTCAGTGCCTGCCGTTTCTGCTGCCGCAGCCGCGCCTTGTTTGGCAATTTCAGCCCCTGCTCCCGAAGCAGCCGCCGCGCCCGTGCCAGCCAAAGCCGTGCTAAGCCCTGCACCGCCGTACGCGCCAAGGCCAGCCATCAAGCCCTTGCCAAGGTCGCCCGTACGTGCCGCTTCAACACCGCCCACAAGGAACCCAGCCGTCAGCGGGTTGATCAAGCCACCCGTCAGCGGGGTCAGTACCGCGCCAATAATGGTCGGCAGCAGTTTCTTAAGGAAGTTAGCCTCGTAAAGCCCCGTATCGGGATTGATGCTTAGTTGTCCACCGTGAGCAAAGGCCAGAGCCTGCAGCCCCTTAACTTCGCCGGGGGTCATGTGGACGAGCATGGAATCGCCGTTCCTGCCACGCGACTGGACTAGGGAGGCGAGACCCGCCATGGACTGACTCTGATTCATAACGCCCTCACGGGGTCAAGTTTGATGGATAGTATCATTAGTTAGCCTCGTAATTTGATACCCAAACCACCGTCAGGATGATGGATGGGATCGCTGGGATGTTGCCGGTTGCGGCTACATACGGGATAACTACGTCGGTGTCCGAAGACTGCCAAGCCAACTCAAAATAGTCGTTTGCCTGCAGCACAAGCACAAAGTTCCACGCCGCCACAATCTCGTTGTTGGGGCCGTCGATAACGATCTTAGTAGCCGAGTCCGGCAGGTTTTCCCCGTTAATACGAGGCCAAATATAAACAGCACTTGCCGACCCACCGGCTTTATCTAACTGGGCAGAAAACTGAAAGTTATAAATCCCCGTCTGAGCAACGTAGACTTTGGATGTCGGGTTACCGCGTGTAATAGCCTGTTGGGTAACGACTGAATTGTAAGTAAACAAATTAACGGCATCCGCAACCGGATTCGGCTGCGTCGTCGTATCAAAATACGAAGCATGTGCGGTCGGTGAATTAACCCGATTGGCTACCTGCCTAAAGAAAAGCCGCAAGACGTTACTAAATTGATCTTGAAACCGCTGCTCGTATTGAATCGGAGCAACCGGCAAGTTCGGCGTAGATATGCCACGTGCAACGGTCATCGGCGTCCATCCGGTCGAACGTCAATACGCATCACGCCCATCTGCCAAGCAACGCCAAGATCGTTGGAGTCCACACGGAACGCCATCTGGCGACCACGGACACGGGTATAGACCTGCCCGGTGTACTGCTGAACCGGTATGGTCGCTGTGCGCGTGACAGTCGGGCTGTCGGCGTTCGTATAGTTAGAACCAGAGTTCTGCCGAGGCCGTACCGTCAGCGTCACACTCGGGCTTGATCCCGTAGACCCTGTGAAGTTGAGGTCGGGCAACATGCGCCAGACGTAACCAAAACTCTGCCCATCTTGAATGTCAAAGTCCGACGACTCAATAAATGCCTCAATGGGTAGTGCGGGAGACACCGACGCATCATCGTTACCCACTTCGTGCAACATAATTTGGTTTGCGACGTTGAACGTGACGTAGGCATACTGTTCGTGCGATCCCGCCGTTGTACCCTCAATGCCACGAACGCACCCGGTGAGCGTATTACCGTCCTTGGCAGCGTAAGAAATCTTCTCCGAGTTTATGGAAATAGTGCCACTCATCGGGAAGGTTGAAGTGTCAGTCAAGGCAATCGTTGTTACCGACGAATTGATGCTCGTGGCAAGATATGCCTGCTGCACGTTGAACGTAGCGAACGGATAGATGCGCTGCGTATGCTGCGCCCAGAATGTACGGTTCAAATTGCCGTAGTACCAGATACGCTCAAGATAGTTATAAATGACATAGCGGTCATTGATCGTGCTGTTCTGCGATGGGTAGAACCACCAAATCTCGTTGTAGCCCTCGTTGGCTCCTGCCGCAACCTGACTTAATTGGTCATAGTTAATGTCGTTATAGACGAACTGGCGAAGGGTGCAAGGCAGCGTCTCAACGCGACCCGAGTACATGAAGAATTTGTCGCGGCCCATCCAATAGACCACGTTGTTCACCGTCAGCACGGCGTTCTGCGATGCAATAGAAATATCTTGATCCAGCAGCGTAAATGACCACACGAACGGAGGCCCGACGTACTGCATGGAGAAGAGCGCCGTGTCCGTCCAGATCAAGATTTCCTGACGGGTGTTGTTGGCTGTGACAATGTACGAGCCATGCGACAGACCCTGCTCGCCTGACTGGTTTGTCGTTGCTGGCACCCACTCGTAAGCGTTGCCTTGATCTGACCAGCGTACAAGCAGCGGATCAAACGTCGTGGCAAAACTTGTCGGGTCGTACGGGGTCGAGCCGCAAGAAATCACAAAGTCATTAACTGGCGAGTCAATAATGTAATTGACCTCGTTCGGCACGTGCTGACCGGAGTAACTGAACGAGATAGCCGAAAGCGTAGCCGAGGCATTCGTTGCCTGCGAAATCGTGACTGAGTTGCTGAAGTCCCATGCAGTCGTGACGTACGTACCGCTAACGATTCCACTACCCGATAGCACCGCGCCCGTATCAAGCCCAGTCGTATCATCCAGAACGATAGTGGTAACGCCCGAGGCAAACGCGCCAAGCGTCGTACCTTTGATCGCCGTGTTGGCTTTTTCTTCCAACGTAACAGCACGAGACCACGAAGTCGTGTCTATCGTCCAGAAGTAAATCTCACCACCGCGCTCGGCAAACATCAAATCGTCGCCGTAGTTGAACATCGACCAGAGGCGCATCTCGACGCCTGCACCCGTGGAAGAGCCCCACCCGCCTGATCCCCAAGGAGGGCCACCCCAGCCTACGCCCGAACTGTAGACAGCGTTGCCTGCATCAATATCAAACTTGGCAATGACCAGCGAGCCGCCGCCAGTCGTTGTGGATGAAGCCGTAACCGAAGCATAAATCGTGAACTCGTTGGCGTTAGGTACGGACTGAATCTCGTACTGGCCGTTCAGAGTCAGGCTGGCTACTGCCGTGGCACCGGAGAAATTAACGTACGTGCCGATAGCCGTGAGATGCCCAGAAGCCGTAACCGTGACAAGGCGACTACCTGATGTAGTAGAAAACGGATTTGACGATAGCGTCAGCGAGTTACCAAGCGGAGTGATGTCGTAGTACGTGCCGCCCTGCTCCACGTAGACCTTCTGGCTCGTACCCATGCCAACAAGGTTCTGATTGAGTTTGCTGATCCAGTTCCACAGCATCCGGCACACGCCGAAGAACGTACTGCCGTTGATGTTGATGCTCTGCCAGCCGCCGATCTTCTCGGCATAGCCCGAACGGAACCTAACTTTGTCGCCAGCGAAGAACCCGCCCTCATTAGCGTACGAAGTAGACTCGCGGTTGACGCCGGGGCGTAGTTCAACTTTTTGTAGGGGCATCTAGGCAACTCCCGACAAATATAAAGCCTGCTCATCTTTACGGCGTTTGACAAGACCGGGCAATACACGCCCAGCCGCCTTCGTCCACTTCATGAATTCTTCTGCCGCTTCTTCAAAATCACCCCGGTTGGTCTTCATCCGAAGGGAAGAACGCTGGAGATTGCCAAGACCCACGTTGAAGGCAAAACTGACGAGAGAATCGAAGACTCCCTGACGACCAACAGCAGCAGGGCAAAGTCGAACCACACCACGCTCAAACCGACCAAGGTCTTGAGAAAGAATCCGATCCACCTCGTCCATCGTGAGGGTGCGATCCCAGCCTGCGGGTACCGGTAAACTCTTGCGCTCCTCATACTTCACCGCCGCGTGAGTCGGATCAATCACATGGCCCACGCCCACCGTCCACAACAGCGCCGGACAACGGTAAGGCTTAGTCCTCACCCCTTCGTGGTGCTTGATCATGTCGATGGCTGCGGCGCTGACTTTCACTGCCAATCTGCCTCATCGATGTTTGACTCGTTCCCGGTTACAAGCGCCCATATAAGAACGATGTACAAGTGAATCATTTCTTGCCAAAAGCCTGTGTCCCGAACCAAAACGCAATGATGCTGCTGAGGATCAACATCTCGTCATCCGAAAACACTTCGGCCATCGCAGCCGCAAACGGCACCCCTTGATGCCATGCGTACCACACCCCGGCAATGTTCAGCGCGACCAACTCCAGCACGAAAATGTAGGTCACAACAGGACGGACGCTGGCTCGCAGGTTAATCATCCACTGACTCGCGCCCTTGCCAATCTCAATGTCGTGGTTGTACAGGGCTTGGCGTTCCTCAGCAGCCGTCTGCGTCTGGATTTGCTCCAGTTTGATTTCCTCAACCCGTGCCTGCGCGATAAACCCACGCTCTGCAAGGGCCAATTCACGCTCTTTCTGGGCTGCGACAAGGGCAAGTTCATGCTTCTTGTCCTGCCGGTCTTGG